CGACCACTTTCCCCTAACTATGGGACATCGTGGCCGCGCGTAGGAACATCGTCCGACTTTCAACGGGACTGCCAGGTACAGGTTACCAGCAGGAGTGCTGCACTCAGCCGCCCTTGAGATCATCGGAGATCCTTAAAATCCCTTGCATATGGATCATGCAATGGTCAATCGCCCTTTGAGATTGCCACCGTCACTACCATGAAGCGAAGAGACACCACGCGTGTTGATTTAGCTTAGGGGAATCAACCCCCCCGTCACCACCCGGGACGCTACTCACAAAGATTATTTGTTAAAGAAAATTTGTTCATTTGAGTGGCATCCATCTTATCCCACCCCTTATACACGTGCTCCGTCACACATTGGAGACATCGGCGATTAAACCGAGCTGTGCATGCTAGAGCATTTGCAGTGTGTATTAGGTTCATCTCTCTGAATACCTCATGAAAATTTGGGCAAAGGCCCTGGGTATTCACCAGAATTTCAGGAAAGGAAATTGCTGGTCTGACCACAACCCTCGCAAAAGAGGGCAATCCAATGCACGGCGGAAACTTCTTAGCCCGTGCTATGCATTTCTCAAACCACGTCGAGGGGGTCCCGACGCGGTTCTCACTCTCCAGGGCACAAAAATGTGCAAATCCCTGGGACACCTTGTCCTTACAATGGACGTCCACGTCATCTTCACGAACGATGACGCTCCGCATGCCTAATTCTTTTTGGATGCGAGCTGCCTCTCGTAATCCCACGGTTAAAAAATCGGGGACCGAGGAAGTCTCAAGACCCATTGAAAATGGGAGAGACTGTCCGTCTAAACTACACAAGTAGAGACAGACCTTTCTGGCAATAGGACTGACTTTCTCAATGGAGAAGTCTGAAGGTGGCGGCAAACCCAAGCCGCCAGCAAATCTAGGTAAAAACCATGATTGCTGTGAGTGAGATATCTTCCGTAGGTCGTCACCATTAAGGTAACAAAATTTCGCGATCAGTTCGTCACGCATCCAGGGGGGAGCCTCTTTAACAAGGTCCCATGCTCTGGAGACAAGCCCAGTCTGGGCCATATCCTCAGGCGATAACGAATCAGATCGAGATTGTACACGACCACAGCCGGTCATAAGTCCAGAGTTCACAAAAGGGACTTGATGGACCAGCTGTTCAGAATGCTGATATTGAAGTAAGTTGTTTTTCGCATACATACGCGAATTAATCACGAGAACGTCTTCAGAAAAATAATTTTTACCGACGCTCTTAATCAAACCTACACTTTTTGTTAGGTCCTCCCATGTCTTCAGACCTTCCTTCGGAAGGGCAAACAGGCAGTCGTCCCCATTGATAAACATTTTAAGTTTTCTCAATGGTTGACGAGTGCCCGATGCCACCTCAATGGAACGCCTGCAGACACATGCGTTGATGAGACAGAGGATTGGAAAGGATATCACAGAACCCATTAACTGGCCAGTACGTTGAGTGACTAGCATATGATCAGGATCATATGAGTCAGTCTTACCGTAGTCCAGAATGTGTTCTGTGAGCAACTTTTTACCAATCGCTCTGAGGATCCCATCAATCTCGCATGTGTCGCAGATTGCGTCCCAGGTGGCCTCACTTGCCCAGCCACACAGGAGATCTGTGGCGGCTTCATAGTCGCCAGACAACCACCACCAGCCATCTGGGGTGGATCGCACCAAGCCGTCAATATCCTCTATAGTTTGAGGTCGGCCAGTCAGTGCGAAAACGGGATGATCCTTTAAGTGTTTCCAAAGGAATGATTGTAGGTACTTACCTAGGTAGTAGGGCCTCGCCTCCCCACACGTGATTACCCGCACTTTCAGTGCTTCCAGCACGGGAACAACTTTGCATAAAATTGGATTGAGTAGCATCTTAAACATGCTTTTGCGATCAAACGCCTCCTCAAGGCAGTCGCCGACAATGAAACCTGTCGAATGGAACGGAACGACCCTGGCTTTGTGCTCGAAAATGCACGCCAGTTCAGGGATTCGGAAAGAGTAATGGGGGTTCAAATCCTTCATATTCCAGATTAGCTCACGAAGAGCACCGAATTGTGTTCCAGATGTCTGATAGTGGCCCCGCATGGACGGTATCTTGAACGCCTGACTCCGAAGACGGAATCGGCGGTTCTTGAAAACCTCCATGACGGTACGCTTAATTTCAGCATCAAACCAGTCAGGTTTGGTTGTCGGGGCAGACGCTCCGAGACGTTGTGAATGCTTTAGCAATGTTGCCTCCACGAAGGAGGTATCAACAGGAGCACAGGATTTCTTGCAAACCAAGAATGCTTGAGCCAACTCGAAGTTGCGCTTCATGCATTTCCTCAAGAGACGTTTCTTTTGGACACCCGCGTAAAAGAATGGTTCATGACCATCGACTTTTGCCGGGCATTCTTGTCCAAGTAGCCGTGCCGCCCAAAACGCGAATGTACTTTTCGCCCACTTCTCCCCTAGATTAACGAAGAATGCAGGTATCAACTTTAAGAAAAGCTGATATCGGCATTGGTCGTTCAAATCGAAGAGATGAGAAAGTGCGATGTACATCGATCGTTCGCAAGCGGCTGCTCGAGAAACACTCTGAGTGAAACGTTCGACGCAGTAGCCATGGAGGCCACCGTCGATCGCTTGGAGCAGGAGTTTGTGTGCGTCTTTGCCTTTGGCTAGGCGCAGCCTGTTGAGATGCTTGTTGTAGTCAGTAACGAGAGATTGGTGAGATAAAGACCACTGTGTTCCGTCAGGAGACAGAACACAATTGTACCGCAGAGCCATCATGTAGTACAAGTCCGGGTGATGAGACACTTCCAGATCCTTTTCTAGTTCCAAGGACAGAAAGTCCGCTTGTAAGCGGTCCAGTCTTTGCAATCTATTATGTTTGATTTCTTGATAAGTCATA